CACTATTTTCTGCTTTAAATACTATTCTTGCTTCAGGTGCAAAATCAGTTGCATCATCAGGGTCATTAGACACTAAGTTTAGTATTGGACCACCATCTTCAGTAGATTCAATTGTCATATTACCATTAAATTTACCTACACTAGCTACATTTGCAACAAGAGAACTTACAGAAACATTTTCAAAATTAATATTATCTGCAGTTAAATCTGTTACACTTATAGTTGTTGCTCTTAGTATACTTGTTTCAATTGTAGTTGCAGTTACTGTTACTGCATTTATTTTAGTATTTACTGTAAGATTATTAAATGTAACATCTGTAGCACTTATAGCCTTCATGTTTGTTGTGCCTTCAATTACAACATCACCACCAATAGAAGTATCATTTTCTACTGTTAGGGCAGAACCTGAAATAGTTCCACCTACAAAAGCATTAGCAGAAATAGTTGTTGTTACTGTTACATCTGTAATTCTACCAAAGTTATCTACAGTAAAATTAACCATAGGACCATAGGTAGCTGCAGAAACTCCTGAACTAGCTAAGTTAATTGTGGGATTACCTTCAGTACCATTTGCATTAGATATAGTTAAAGGACTTCCTACTGCAATAGAACGACCATGTATATTACCTGCAGATACTGCAACAATACCTGTTGTTCCTGTTAAGTCTGCAACTGCATTAAGTGTTGCTGCTCCTGCAGTAAGTGTAGTTCCATTTATCTGAAGTGTTCCAGTAAGATTTATTTTATCTGTGGAAAGTTGAAGAGGTGTATTATTACCTGCACCTGTTTGTACGCTTTTTAAAGATGTATCTAAATCAGTATTACTTGTTTCAACCTGAAGTAAATTCTTATAGCTATTTGCAATTTTTCTACCTGTTAATGTACTCATACTAAATTCCAATATTTATCTAATTGTTCCCAATTAGTTTCTGCTGTTTGCCAATCTAAGTTTCTATCAATGTTTGGTTCAGGTCTAGCATTTTTAATAAAAAAATTTTCTGCTAACTTAGGATTTTTATGTTGTGGATTATTTTTTAAATCATAAGAACCTTCGTAGTCTTGAGGACATACATACATCCCATAGCTATTTTTTTTCATTATGCTTTGTTTGTATTCAAACCCACAAACATCACATTCAATAATTCTATTCTTACCTGCCATTAGTTAGGTAACCAATCTGTAACTGTAACATTTGTTTCAGGCATTGGTGACCTTCTATGAACAGATATTACATTTTCATCATCAAAAACATTCTTCTGTTTATTTTGAGGATGGTTTTTTAAATCATACTTTCCGTCATAATCTACAGAACATACCATCAGTCCGTAGCTATTTTTTTTAAGTTCTCTTAACTTATATCTAAAACCACAAACATCACATATACCATACACATTTTTTGTTGTAGCCATTATTCCTCAAAGTTTTCTCTAAGTGTTTCTAACTTATCTTCATACTCTGCAACCTTACCAATATTTTTATCTAGCTCTTCCATAATATCTCCATGCTCTCCTATTGCAACAGGATTAGAAAGATAAGTTTCTACATTTGCACTATGATAAGCAATCTTACCTATAAAATATTTTTCAACTGCTTCATACATTATTCTTCTAGTTGCCATTATACCCTCACTTGTGGTCTAATTAAAAGACTAACTCTTTCTCTATCTTCTTCTAAAGCTCTTGAAAGTCTTTCTTCATATTCTGTTTTAATCATTGCAATTCTTTGCATATCTACATTAGGTCTTTTCATTGACATATAGTATGCTACACCTGCAGTTAAACAAGGTAAAAATCTACGTGAAACATCAGGTGTCTGAACTGCAGATTTATCTACATCCTGCATATATCTAATTAATTCTACTTTAACTTGGTCTGTAGAGTTTTCAGGCAAGGGCCATAGATAAACAACAGGGTTATCTCTTTCATGTCTTACTGCATACTGAGTTGGTCTACCTGCTTGTTTCTTATTAGGTATTTTTAAAAACTCTTGCATTGATATTCTTTCAAGTTGAATATCTACATTGTCTCTATTAACAACTGCTTCTAATACATCTATACTAGAAGAAGCAAGAGAATAAGTTGTTGTACTTACAGACACTGTAAAAGTAGAAGTTTCTGCAGTCCATAACATAATATCTCTATTCTGCCAATCTTGCAGTAATAAATTAATTGACCTTCTTGCAGACTTAGGCTCACTACCTAATGTAGGTTCACCACCTATCATTTCTGTAGCTTCTTGAATAACCTCATCTATATCCATAGAAAAATTATATGTGCCTGATTCGTATACACTCATTTCTTTTTAATCTTTCTTTTTTTAACCTTTTTAATTTTAGGTTTTTTTATTTGTTGTGGTATACTGACTCTACTTATTGCCATTACTTTTTCCTTAACCAATTATACCATTTTAGTCTTTTTTTATGCAATTCCTTTTTTGTGCTTTTGACTTGTTGGTGGTCTTTTTTTCGACCCACTAGGACCTGCCCAAAGTTTTTTATTCGCCCAATAAGCTGCAGACATTTTACCTTTGCTAATATTTTTTGCATGACGAGCTTTAAAGCTCTTCCTAGCTTCTTTAGAATAATTATGACCCATTGAAGAGTCACCATAATGTATGAGTTTAATTTTATCACCTTCTTTAGCCAAGACCATACCTTTTTTGCCCGGTCTGTCAGACTTTCTAGGTTTATTAAATCCTGAAAATTTTTTGCCACGATACTCTATTCCTCCTGATGGTAATCTTTTTACTCCCGGATACTTGCCACTCATGCTATCCTCTTTTTAGTTTTAGTTGTTTTTCTTTTTCTACCTGAAGCAGTAACAGACCACTTAACCATTTTAGGTCCTGTCTTTTTCTTTGCTTCTGTTTTGCTTATACGACTTGCTACTTTTGCAGGTCTACAAGCAGGATAAGGTCTTGACTTTTTTTCTTTGCCAGACCTACCACATTTTTTACCAGTCTTAACATCTCGCCAATCTTCTTTAAACCATTTAGTTAAGCCACCTTTAGGTTTAGCCATTAGTAAGTTCCACCACGTTTTTTGTATGTTCTTACTAACCAAGCATTTGCGTATGCTGACGGATATACTTTAAATTTACGTTTTGCTTCTGCTTTTACTCTTGCATATAATGCAGGGTTCTTTGGTTTAGACCCACTTTTCTTTTTAGCTACTGCCATATTTTTCTCCTTTACATACACAAATCTTCATACTTAGTTGTATGAAGTCTATGCTTTGATAAGTCACCTTGTTTTTGAAATAATTTTAAAATCCATTGTATCATAATTTACCTGCCCATCTTGCTGCAAAGTATACCACAGCTATAAAACCAACGCAAGCTAAAGATACACCTACTACCCATTGAACTACAACCATTACTTCTTCTCTTCTTCTACGTTCTAATCTTTCTCTTTCTCTTCTTGCTTTTCTTGCTTGAGCTTGAAACTTCTGCCAATCTGCCCATAATCCCGGTCTACCTACATAAATCATTATCTGTTTGAGTTCTTCTTCTTTTTGTTTTAGCTCTTCTAAAGCCATGAACTCTTCTAAATCTGCACCACCAACTCCCTTTGCTTTTTGTTTATGTACTTCTTTTTCAATATTTTCTTTTGCAAAAACAAAATCTGAAATATGTTTACCACAACTTGCTAAATCTTTTCCATTGGAAACAAAATTTTTTATAACGCTAAAAGCTGCGTTTGCTGCCGCTAATTCTGCTAACATTTTTATTTCCTTCTTGGTTTACAATATGCTGTTATTTTTAAATCTTTTCCTTCTTGTTGTGGTATAGTTGGTTGGTTATTTAATCTTTCTGCAAAATATAAACATCTATCTATATTATTAAATACTTGTGTTTGGTCTATTACTCTTACTCCCATCATAAACACTAACACAAATTCAATCATGTAATCTTACGAGATTTTTTTAAATCTTCTTTACCCTTTTTAAATATACTTACAACTTGATTCTTTCCCATAACCTTTGCTCTTTGCTCTCCTACAGTTAATATCTGTATTTTTCTTGCATAAGGTTTTTTAATTCTTTTTACTTTTGCAACAGTTGCTTTTGCATCTGCAGGTGTAGCAAACTTTATACTTACAGTATCTTTAGGATTTTCATCTGTGTATAAACGTCTGCCTGACCCTTTTGGTTTTTTACCTGTACCTACTTTGGGGTCTTTTCTTTTTATTACTTTTGCCATTTTTTAAAATACTCTTTAAAGTTTTAGCTTGACTTGCATGAGTTTTAGAAGCTTTACTTAAACCCTTAATAACTTTTTTAAGTTTTCTTTTTTGCTTTTCCATAACCTTTTACCTGTCTTGCTACATTTATATTACCTTTATGCTTTTCACTTTTTTCAGGTTTATCATAAAAACTTGAAACAAGTCCACCACCAAACATAGGTTTAAATCCCATATTCATTTTTACCTTTGCAGGTAGTTTATGTATTCCCGGATTTTCTGACTTAGGTGGTAAAGATTTTAAGTTACCTCCTGTTGATTTTTTAGTAACTCTTTTCATTAATTGAGGATATTCTTTTTTCATACTAGCTTTTGCACCTTTCATTGCTGCTTTTGAAGCTCTACCTTTTTTAATATTGTATTCTTCCTTAGGACCTCCTCCAAAAACTTTTTCTACTATTGTTTTATTTCTTTTAGGTTTTTTAACAGTAGATTGAAGCAAAGTATTCATAGCTTTAGCTTTTTCTTTAAATTTTTTATTTAAAGCAGTTTTAACTGATATAGGCTTACTACCTATAGTTTTATCTTTAGTTCCTTCTGAAAGTTTCTTTTTAGATAAATTTCCTTGAGTTCCTTTTACTGCTGCTTTATAGGCTGCAGAACCTGTTCCACCATATAAGTCCATAAGTCTTTTCCTATCCTTTTCATTTTTAGCAAATATATTACCCTTAGGTCCAAAGCCTGTATTACCACCTGCAGTTATATTAGTTCTCTTTTTTTCTTTAGATAATTTTTTTACATCTACTTTACTTGTTTTAGGTTTATTAATTTTTGGTGCAGTTTCCTTTTTTAATGATTGAATTTTTTTAATATCTTTATTTTTACTTTTTACCTTAGAATCATCTGTATCTATAGCAAAAGGCATACTACCTAATACTCCTAAAGCTGCAAGTTTCTTTTTATTTCTTGATATAATATTACCTGTTTTCTTTTTAGATGGTCCTTTAGAAAAAACTTTAGCACCTTTCATAGATAATAATTTGTTAACATCTGTTTTAGTTTTTTGACCACTATTACCAAATGATTTAGTTTTATTATTAGATGTATTAGTAACAGTTAAAGCTTTTGATTCTCTTTTTAAAGTTGGAAGTTTAGGTGTTTTATCTACAACATCTCCTTGTAATACAAAACCTGTTTTAGCTTTAGACTTACTTTGTTTTTTTGCTCTGTTTTGTTTTGCTTTAGTAACTTGTGTTTGTTTAGTTTTAGGTTTAGTTACTTTAGATTTTTTTAAACTCTCTTGTTGTTTTTTAAATTTTTCTTGAAGTTCTTTAGATGCTAGTTTAGTACTAGTTTCAACTTCTTGTTTAGGTTTAGTTTGTTTCTTTTTTAAATTAGAAGCTCTTTTTTTAATTTGAGTAACCTTACCTTTATTAGCATCTATATTTTTTTGTAATTGTTTTTTTTCTTTTTGAGTAGTTTTTTTAGCAGTTCCCTTTTTTTTATCTAAAAGGTTTTCTATTTTTTCATCTGCTTCTTTCATTTTTTTAGTAAGTTTAGTTTTACCTAAGTTAAGAAGCTCTGCTCCTAATTTAGTAACTTTACCAACTTTAGTAGCAACCATTATTTTTTTCTCCCTATAATTGCTTTACCATAACCACGCATTGCTTTACCAACACCTCTTATAGTTTTACCTTTTGTTCCTGACTTCATACCAAGTGTTGCTTTTAAACCTGTGCCTAATACATCACCAAGTTCCATAACATCATAAACTGTGCTTGGACCAAGAACTCCCATTATATATTTACCTATTCCTCTTTTTTTCTTGCCAACAGTTTTACCTTTAGTTCCTGATTTATATTTAACCATTCCACCACTTTTTCTTTTAATAACTTCTTTTTGTTTTGGAATATCTTTAAACCCTGCTACTGCTTTAAGTTTAGTTTGTAAACTGCCAACTAACTTAGGTTTAGTTTTTATTTGTTTTTGTTGTAACTTTTCTATTCTTTGTTTAAGAGAATAGTAAGGATTACTTTCTTTATTTGCTCCTCTTGTAGGTTTTGCATTTTTAATTAAAGGTCTTGATTTTAAATCTTTAAGTGTTGCAACTGCAGGATTAGACATTAATCTGTTTTCAACTTTTTCTAAAGTTGTCTTTATTTTTTTTACATCTGCCTTTTCAACTGTTTCACTAAACTTTATTTGACCTTTTACATTAAATTTTTTTCTTTGAGCAGGAGACATTTCATCTAACTGTTTTTTTGACTTCATAGTTTTAGTAGTTATTTTAGGTTTAGCCTGTCTACCTAATAAACTGTCTGCAAAACTTTTCTTTTCTCCACCAAAATCATTTGCTCTTATTTTTGATATTTGATTTTTTAAACTAGAACTTGTTTGTTTTCTTCCTTTTGCTTTATCAATAGGTTTTCTTTTAGGAAACTTTTTAAGTTCTCTTGCTTCTTGTCTAAGAACTTCTTCTTTACCTATAACTTTATTAGTTCTATCTGTTATTTTTTGTGTTACTGTAGGTCTAACCTTACCTCTTAATTTTACACTTGCTTGACTTGTTTCAAACTTAGGTTTAATATCTCCTCGAATATAATCTAAAATATCTTTATTTGTTCTAACACCTTCTTCTTTCATTAATTCTTTTGGTCTTTTACCTAACTGAAGTTGTTTTCTTAAACTTTTTTGTTCAGGAGATAAATCAGGTGGTTTAGGTGCATTAGCTCTTTCTATAAAATATTTATTCTGATAAGTTCTTCCTGTAACTCTTCCTGCTTTTAAAATTTCTTTTATAGACTTTCCTTTTGCTTTTGGATTAAGAGATTGTACTCTATCAGCTAGTGCAACAGAACCTCTTTCACCCATACCTGAAACTGCTTCTTCTGCACTTCCTCTTTTGTACTTCTTCATAACTTTTCTAGATTTTTCAATTACTGAAGCTCTTTCTTTTTTCTGTGCTTCAGTTAAACCTTTTAAATCTTTTTTACGTGCTTTACTTCTTGTAACAGGAATGTTTTTAAAAGAACCTACACTAAAAGTTTTTCTACCTTCTTTTTTAGCTTTTTGTCTATTCTTAAAAAATAATTCTCTAAAAGCTTTAGTTCCTTTTTTTATTGATTGAGTTCCTTTTTTTATTGCTTGAACTTTAGACATAAGTTTCCTCTTAATATAATCTATTAGGTGTTGCAGAACCTGACTTCATTCCACCTACTTTACCACCACCACTAAACTTTTTAGTTTTACCACCTTTAGGTATAACTTCAAATCCAAATGTTACACCACTACTTTTCTTTTTAGGTCTAGGCATAGGTTTTTTAGGTATAGGTTTTTTAGTAGCCTTTGGTTTTTTTGGTGCAGGTAACTTTGCAGGTGATTGAGATTTTTTACCTTTTAAACCTTCAATAGCTCCTACTGTGCCACCACCAACTATAATACCTTTACCTAAAGACTTTGCCTTTTCTCTTCTTGTGGTTCTTTGAGCTTTAGTTCCTTTTTTTGTTTGTTGTTGTTTAGGACTAGGTTTACCAAATATTGAAATTGTATTACCTTTAGAATCTTTTTTATTTATTTTATCTTTGATGGCTTTTACTGCCTTCATTAAACCACCAACCCCTTTATTAACTATTCTTTTACCTGTTATTTTAGGCATATTTAACATATCTAAAACTTGATGAGGGGATAATTTTCTATATAACTTAGGATTTTCTCTTATTGCTTTTTCAACTCTTTCAGCATCCTTTCTATTCATTGGTTTAGAAGGCGTTGATTTTCTCAACATCTCCATTGCCATTCTTGCTGCTTTATTCATTGCCATTATAAACTCCCTTGTATTATAGTGTTGTCTCCCCCTGCAGGACTTGCAGGTGCTTGCATATCATCTCTTCTAGTTCTTCTTGCTTGATTTAATAATGCTGCAAGAGCTTCTTTGTATCTTGTTTCATATATTGACATTGGTTCATAGTTTTTCATATAAAGCAATGCTTCTACCATTGATGCATTATATAATGCGTCATAACAAAAATCTGAAAAATAATTATTCTGAGTTGCAGATGCAAGTGTTACAGGTCTTGAAATATGAAAAATTCTACCACTTAAAGTTGAAACAGGAGTAGGAGCAAGAATTACAGTTGTGTTATCTCTTCTTGCATAATACTTTGGTGTTCCTGTGCTTGCACTAACGGGCCAATAATCATTTATAAATTCATCAGTTCTTTGTAGCAAATTAATTTTAGTTCCTGCAGAAGAAGTAAGATTAATATTTTTTATTATTCTTGTTCCTAATGGTAAGTTTACTGTATTCTTTCCACTAGAAACTGCAACAGAAGTATTTGAAACTAAACCATAATCATCTAAGTCTTTAGTTAATCTTAGCTCTGCTTTGTTTACCATTTTAGGAATAGAAGCTAAAAATTCTGAACCTCCATTCTCAGTTGTTTCTAAAATGTCATTTACTAAATAAGTATAATTAGCCATAAAAAACTGTTACTGTCGCTGCAGATGTTGGTGCAGAAACTTTAACAGGTCCTACCATTCTTACTCCATTATCTGCGACATCAATACTCCCTGCATCTACTGCTGTTGTTCCTAAAAATTTTATATTAGAACCTGCTGTACTACCATTTTCATTTGTCTCACTACCTGTAATAAGAAATGTTCCTACACCTGTATAAGCAATAGTTCGTATTCTTGTGTCTGCAACAGTTACACTTGAAAGAGTATCTAGTAATGCACCACTACCTGTAACAAAACCTGTTCTTATATTTGTTGCCATTAAAATCTCCTTAATATATTTATTATACAAAAAAATAGGGAAGGATGCAAGACGCTACCCTTCCCCTTTTTATAAAATTAACACTTAAATGTTAATCTTAGGATGAGCCTGAAGCTCCAAAATATCCTCTCCAGTCTGAGAAGCCAAAGCTATATCTTTCTCTAGCTTTGAATCTGATATTACCTGTATCAAAATCCGGCTCCATTTTAGTTTGTAGAGGTGAACGTACAAACATCTTTGCTCCATTTGGAACATCTGTCTTTAAGAACCAAGCGTTTGTATCTGTGAATCTTCTATTTACAAAAAATCCACCCGGTACCATACCCTGATTTCTAATTGAGTTGATGTCGTTTACGTTAGTTACACCTGTAGCTCCCTGTGTAGTCACAGCAGTTGACAAAGTACTATTTAGAATTTGGTCTGCTGTAAAAGCTAAGTCAGATGGTATATGCAATGAAGTAGTTTGACCACCTATCAAAATACCTCTATCATCCTTTAATTTAGAAACAGTTATCAAAGCAGACTCTAGTGAAGCTTCTGATAAATCAGTTGCACCTAAACTATTGCTTTGGTTTCCGTCACCTATTGTTGGATGACTAGTTGAAAAAAATGGTTGTCCATCACCACCTGTAAAGGCAGAGTTAAAACCATTATTAAATACATCTGCAGCTTTAACCTGCTTAGTATTAGCCATTGCTCTTGCTAATCCCTTTGCTCTTAATTTTGCAAATGTATCATATAGATTATCTTCCATTGCTTCTTCAGTAACTGCGAAAGCTAATGCAATAGTTTCGTGAGTGTACCTTGAAGTGAAAGATTCTTGAGCATCATCAAAGGATACTGCAGCACCTTCTGATTTTACAGGTGCAGTGCCAAATCCTGTGAATAACACTTCTTCTTCAAATGCTCTATCTGAGTTTTCTGTCTCAAATAAAGGTTTATGCTCATCAGCAACTTCTCCATACTCCATGCCAAAAACTGCATTAAGTCCGGGAAGAAGTTCTTTTGAGATACTTGCTCTATTTATCGCCATAATCTATTCCTCCCTTAACCTAATAAATATGCTGTTATTGTTGCAGGAGCAGTCACTACAGGTGTTAAAAAGTTATCTGTATGCTGAACTAATCTTACATTCATTTTTAAGAATGCTCTTTCGTCTGCATCAGAAACTTGGTTACCCGGTTCATCTACAGGATTCAATGCACGACACATTGCAATACCTGTACCTCTAGTCGAAGCATCTAAAGCTTGTCCAGATTTACCTGTAAATGTAGAACCTGCTGTTCCTAGAGCAACTGCAAAGTTTTGAGAACCATACAAGTCTCCTGCAGTAACAGACGCATCTGCCTGTACTTCATAGACTTGATTTGGGTCATCAGATACTATCCCAAATGCATCAGTAGTTGATGTACCTGAAGGATAGAAAGATTTAAATTTCTGTTCGCCATTCTCAACATATCTGCAACCCATGAATACACCCTGTACTACTTCTGTAGCAGTTGTAACAACTTGCAAATTACCTGCATTTATTCTTACTAAGTCTCCTGTAAAAATATTTGCAGCATAACCTGAAGCTATAGGATATTCATTAGTTCCAATCGCATTAGGGTTATTACCACGTTTACGAGATGGTGAGAAGCCAAACGGAGCTGCGGTTGTAGTCATTCGTTTTTCTCCCTATTAAATTAAAATTAACTACTAAAGACTACACACACTAAAGTCAACTTTGAAATTTAGGTGTTTTACCTTTAGTAATTTGACTTTTACTACTATTTCTTATTGGCATACGAGAATCATTTTGACTCATTAATTGTTGATTAACTGCATCAACCATTTCTGAGCTTTTGCTCTCATAAAACCTTTGTCGATTTTCTGCTTTTTCTAATGGCATTTTCGCTAATGCTAAATCTCCACGACAGACTGCACCAGTGTATCGACCTTCATCTCTCACGAAAGATGTATGTTGAATTTCGGGAACTTCATTTATACCAACAAACTGCCATCCTTCTTGGACTCGTTTGCCAACATTTGTATAATCGTCTTTACCACGAAGATTTATACGTATCCAACGAAGAGCCATGCCCTCGTTTTTAAAACGATTAACAACAGAATCTGGAATGTCAAGCATATTAGGTTCTCTAAATTCCATGTCCTGTTCCCTACTGTTGATTTCACGACTTTCAACATTACGTGATTTTGCCATTGTATTTGTTCGTGTCATTTTAATTTCTCCACACTATTTATTGTAAACTGTAGTATAATCGCCTTCAGATTTTTCAACCTTGAGCTTTTCTGCAGCATATTGTTCAAGAGGTATTCCCCACTTCTCTGCAAGTCTTATGTCTTCTTTAGACAGTCTAACCTTATTGCCTTTAGATGAGGATGATGGAGTGCGTGATGCTCCACCAACCACTTGAGCAGGAGATTTCGCTTCCTGCTGTCGAGGTGCAACGTCAAACCTTTCGGGATATTGTTGCTTGAGTCTATTATCAATCTCTTGATAAAACTCAGGTTCAGAAGGGTCGTAACCCTCACCTTTTAATGTTTGGTCTATTTCTAATGCTAATGTAGTCATTACTTGGTCTTGACCAAACCAAGGATTCTTACCTGCCCAATCTAGTGCCATCTTGTCATACTTAACATTAGATGGTTGTGTAGGTTGTTGAACTTTAGGAGTTTCTTCTTCCTTTGATTTAACTAAAGGTTTTTGAGACTCATATTGTTGTTTAGCAAGTTTTAAAGAGTTTGCATCATTCTGAGCATTATTTAAATTCTCTTGTGCAGAAACAATTAAATTATTATCACCTACTTCTAAAGCTTGCTTGTATGCATCTTTTGCCATTTCAATACGACTATTAATCTGTTGTTCAGTCGTTTCAAAATTTTTAGTAAAAGAAGTTTCTGCTTCTTGTTGTTGAACTTTTAATTTATCTTCAAGTTCTTTTTGCTTTAAAATAAGTTGTTCAATTTGTTCATCTCTTTCTTTTCTTTGACGAACTAATTGACGTATTCTTTTTTCTGCACCTGATGTAAACTTTTCAGGTTCTTCCTTCTTAACTTCTTCAGTAGGTTTTTCTACTTTAGGAGTTTCTTCTTTGGTATCTTTTGGTTCTTCAGGCTTTTCTTCTTCTTGCCCTTCAATTTCAAACTCTACCTTTTCTTCTTCTTTTTTAGATTGTGAAGTATCAATCGTAGACCATTCGTCTGCTTTTTCCATTTATTACTCCATAGTTTGCGAAACTAAGCATTACGCATATTTTCTATTTTACATTAAAGTATTTAGCTTTACAATAGCTAAATTAAATTAATTCGTTAAATTATATGTAGGGTCTAAATCTTTTGGGTCTTCTACAACCATAGATATTTGGTCATCATACAATAATAATAACTTTATTCCCTTATAAAAAAACTTTTGTCCTGTATGTTTACCATAGCATACATAGTCTCCTGCTTCACACCAAGGTCCGTTAGGAAACTTATCTTCATCTACATAAGCATCATCACCTATTACAAGAACCTTACCTACAGTTGTAAGATATGCAATATCATCTCTTACAGAATCAGGTAACAATAAACCACCCTTAGTTTTTGCTTTAATAGAAATAGGTCTTACAAGAATGTGAAATCCCGGAATATGTGGTAATACTTCAGGGTCTTGTACTGTATCGTCTGTAATCCACTCACTATTTTTTGTTGCATTTCCCATGCTTGGTTGTTGCATCAATCATCCTCTTCATCTAATATTTTTTTAGTTATATTTTTAATTTCTGCTCTTGCCCATTCAATACCTGAAATACGACCTACGCAGTTCATATACGTATGATAGTCTGAAGCAGAACCATTTGCAAGGGAATTTTTTATTATTTCAATTTCTTTTGTAAGTGCTTTATCTATTTCGCTAGATAACGTCATTTACCTTTTCTTTCTTTTTTTGCATCTTGTAACATTTTAATTAATACATCAGAAGTTTTTATAGTTTCTGAACTTTGAATGTCATCACCTTTCTTAATTAAATCTGCAAGAACTTTAACTGCATTCATAGCCTGTTCAGTATTTCTATCTTTATCTTTTTCTTCTGACTTTAACAGATTTTCTGCACCTGCTTTATATGCATCTAATGCAATCTTTTGTTCTTTCAAGTCAAGGTCTCTATTTTTTAATGCTCCTTCAGAAGCTTCTTTTGCAATATTTGCTTGAAGTTTTTCTTTTTCTATTCCAAGTCTTTGAGCTTCCATCATAACCATTTGTTGTTCAGGTGTACCACCTTGTTGTGCCATTGCCTGATTTGCCATCATGACTTGTTGTGCTGCTTGAGCCATAACTTGTTCTACAATTTTTGGGTCTTTAGGACTACCTTGAGGAGCTTGAGCCATCATTTGTTGAGTTATACCATTAACCTGTTCTTGATATTTCATAACTACGTGTTCTTGAATATTAGCTTGTATTATTGGTGCAACTCTTTGCATTATTGGATTACCACCATTTGCAGGGTCTTGTAAAAACATTGTTTTAACCTGAATATGGGCATCATGGTTTTGACCCATAAATGCTTTAATAGGTAATCCTTTAGTTGCTGCTTCAATATCTGTAACAGGGTCAAGTGGTTGTGGTTTAGGTTTAGATGGAAGTATTCTTTCAAGATTAGGAATATTTGCTGCATCAAGTAAAGTTCTATTTAATTCTTCCATATTAAACATTCCCGGAGGTGCAGTCTGTGCTAATTGCATTGCCATCTGTGTCATCATAAGTCTATGTGCAGATGAAGGTATATTAGGGTCACTTACAGGAATAATATCAATCTTATCATCAAAGTCAATTCTAAATACTTCTGAAGATTCACCCGGAACATCATAAGGATATCTTTGTGGTAAACTTTCTGAATCTATACGTGCAAGTATTTTAAATTCTTCTTTTTGAGATTTATGAAGTCTTTTATGTATTGCAGTAAAAAATTTACTTGAAGCTTCAAGCAATGCCATAGTTGTACCTACAGGTCCGTAGTTAGAACCTTCACTAATAATTTGCTCAGTTGTATCTGCAAACTTTTGACCTGCACCTGCAACATAAGTCATCATATTATATAGTGTACCTGATGGTTCTTTATATGGAAACATTACAATAGATTTATTTAAATCCATACCTGTTGCTTCTACTTCTTTAAACTCACCCGGAGCAATAGGGTCATTATCTCCTACAACCTTTACACCCTTTGCTTTAAATCCACCCTGTAAGTTTGCAAACTGACCTGCATCAATTAAACTTCTCATTGCTGCAGTTGCAGACATTGTAAGATTTCCTAAAAAGTGTATAAGACCTAATCCATAAAAACCAAATCCCGGAACAAATCTATAGTGTGTAAAAAACATTTTCTTTTGTTTTGTTCTATCTTTCTCATTCCAGTTTCTTCTGATAGATAATACTTTTCTTGATTGTTCTTCAATTGTTACAATATAAGGACAGGCAACATCATAATCTTCTATTTCAAGATAACAGTGTTGTTCTAATAGTGTATACTGAGGGTCATGTTCTGTAGAAGGTGTAAGACCTAATACTGTGTCCATCTTTTCTGACATTGCAGATTGTTTAGGCATATCAGGTTCAGGAAGTTCTACATCCTTATACATTCCTGCATTAATCTGTCTTGCAAGTTCTACAGGACTTCTATAAAGTATATGTGTATATCTATCTGCTCTTCTTAAATCTGTTGCATAATAGGATACATAAAATTGGTCAATAGGTACAAACTCACTTACAGGTCTATCTAAAGAAGTATCATAGTATATCTTTTTAATTGCAGACCCTAATAGTGGTAAGTGAAATAACATTCTTTCTGCTTCATCAAAGTATTCAGGCATTTGGTCTGCTATTTGATAATTCATAAAGTTTTGAACTCTATTAGCTTGCCTTTGTTTTGAATTAGTTATATCGCCAAGAACCTGTACTTTAACAGGTCCTTTGGCAGGAAAAAGTTCTCCACTTGCTTTACTTTGAAATTTAACTGCAGATTCAATAAGAAGAGGATGGACTGCAGTTGCTGCACCTTCAAAAGGTTCTGTTGTATCTTCAAGTTTTAAACCAAGTAAGTCAAATCCTCTTTCAAACATTGACTCCCATTCTGCTCTTGAAGATTTATCTGCTTCATATTTATCTATGACTATGCTTGCAATATCCTGTAAATCTTCTTCTTCCATAAGTTCTGCAAGATTTTCATAAAAGTCAGACTGTTCTTCTAACTCTTCTTCCATCTCTTCTGCAGTAAACTCTATATCTATTTCACCTGTTTCAGGGTCAACTTCAAAATTTACATTATCAGACCTTTTTTCTTTTTCCAAATCTAGGTTAATAATATTATCTTTATCTTTACCTTCATTTGGATTTTTTTCTACTGCCATTACTTTTTGTCCTTTGGAATTTCCTCTTTATTAGTAGTTTGTTCAGCATCCTTTTTTTCTTGAGCTTCTTTTACTTGCTTTTGAAGAAGAATTAATTCTGCTCTCAAGGTAACAGACTCATTTAATGCTCTATCCCTTTGCTGTTGTAGTGAAGTTACTAAAGCTTCATGAATCTCTGGTTTTATCATGTTTTGTTCTGACATATTTTTTTTCCTTTACAATATAGTTATTAGTTATCTTCAGAGGTATTCTATCACATTTACAATCAGATGACCACCTTTTTTTTCTACATATTAAACAATATTGTACTTTATTAATGTCAGGATTATATCTGAATATTTCCATTATACAATTATACTCTCCAATATGCAACTCTCTTGCTTCTATTACTTACATCATCTTCCCATGAAGGGTCTTCAGGATGTATTAAATTCCAACTGTCCTTCATGTAATGTACTGCCATAGTCATACAGTCAACTTGGTCATCATGTGAGCCATTAGGAAATGACATACATTCTGAAAATAAATCATCTGCCCATACTTTATTTTTAGGTAACCATACTCTTCCTGATTCCATCATTGGTGTAGATGCATATACTCTTGCTACCTTATCCTTATCAGGCAGATAGTCTAATACAGGCAAGCCTGCTCTACGCATATCTTGTATTAATGACTGACCACTTGCCTTTCTTTCTATAATACATACATCAGGTTTAAACTCTCTATACAAGTCTTGAGCAATACGTCTTAACTCAGGATATTCATATCGACCTCTTGTATTACCTAGCAATATCAAATGAGATGACTGACCATAATCTTCATCATAATCATGGAATATTCCCCATGTCTGTATTACACTATAGTCTGCAGTTCTACTTGTACTAAATGCAGTATCATAGGTTTGTATAATAAACTCACACTCAGGAGGGTCTTCATAATCCCACCACTGTATATATTTCTTTTTAATTATACCTCCGTCATCAGGTGAAGGGTCTTGCATATAAAGTGAGTTCCAATACCTTGCACCATTACTTGCTCTAATTTCCTGCTCATCTATCTTTAATATTTCATCAGGTTTCCACTCTGGAAAATATGAGCTACCAACAGGCAGGTCCAGGAGTTCTGCTGCTTCTTCATTAAGCCATGCAGGAATACTAATTACGTGCCAAGGATATGTATTCTGTTCTGCAGTCTTTTCCTGTTTAAGCAACCAACCACATAAGTCATCATAGTGGTATCGTGTATTAATAATTATAATTGAACCATTAGGCATAAGTCTTGTTCTTAAACCTGCAGGATACCATTCTTTTATATAACGTCTACCTGTTGCACTAAAAGAATCTTCTTCTGACATTACATCATCAAGTAGTGCAATGTTTGCACCTCTACCTGCAACCTGACTTCTTACACCTGCTGCGTAGTATGAGCCATTCTTATTTGTTTTCCACTTGCCTGCTGCTTTAACATCACTACGTAATGCTACACCTTTAAATATTCTTTGAAACTTTTCAGTGTTTACAATGTCTCTTACAGTTCTACCAAAGTCAGATGCTAGTTGGTCACTATGAGATACTGACATTATTTCATGATTTGAATAATTACCTATATACCATGCAGGAAATAACTTACTACATATTAAAGATTTAGAAGAACGAGGTGGTAGAAAGACCATAAGTCTTTTAATATCACCATCTACCACACCCTGTAACTTCTGACATAACAGTTGTATGTGTCTGCCCATCTTAAAATCAGATACAAGAGTAGGTGCAAACTGTTTAACAAAAGTTAAAAAGTCTTCCTTTGCTCTAATATTTGTATATGATTCTAATTTAAATTTTAAATCTAGGTAATTATCTACCTTATTTAATTGTGCTTCCATGTTGTGCTTATCTTATTACCTTCTTTTTTCATATCTATACACTTATAACTTTTAGGAAAGTAGTGTGGTACGTATGTAGGCATTTCTTGAGCTATGACATAAGCTCTTGCTAAACATTTATCGTGTGTTTCATGTGGACTATATAAGTCTACAAGAGTTATACATTGACTAGGATTACTTATTAAACAAGCTAGTACGAATAATTCATACATAAAAGTTCCTTATAAAAAATATTATAACACTATTGCAAAAAATAGAAAAGTATGTTACCCTCTATTTAGACCTTCGGGGGTAAATACATACCTCCATCTCACCTATTATAACTATATTCAATACGTTATAAAACTAAAAATATTATATAAACTTAATTCAGGGCAGCCTGACATAGATTTCCTATGGTTAACTCCAGAGATTTTTAAAAATATTTGGGGGTAGGGTATATATATAATATATGCAGACACATTTTTTTGCTAGGGGTTAGACACTATAATCTATATAACGTCAAAAAATTGACTAATTCTAAAAAATCTAGGTAGGATAGATAGCCAACAATATATGATACTATAATCAAATTTAAAAAGATTAGGTATGTTCTTATTTAATCTATTGAATTTGTATTATGCTATTATTTATATGGTTTAATATACCTTATAAAACTATTTAAACTATTGAATACATTAGAATATTCTTAATAGGATAGATAGACAACAATATATAAACAATATAGATAAATGATTAACTAATGAAAGGTAAAATGATTATGGAAGATGAAGTAATAAGAATGAAAAGACAACAAGTTATATTACATTTAAACAAAGACAACTATGTTTCTATTGTCCAAGATGTAAGTAATACAGTTGAAATAGCTATCATAAATGATAAAGGTGGAGTAGATGGTGATACTGTAAAGAGATACTTAAATACTCAAGAATTAGCTATTGAATTACTAAAGTTTAACTTGGAGTTTAACTTGGATTATAAAGGATAGATAAACAACAATATATAACTATATGAAAGGATAAAGGTTATGTTTAAAAATAGAACTAGAAAAGAATTGTTACAGTTATACAATTTCCTATTAAACTATGGTAAAGGTACTGTATGGTATAACGAAAATAAATACCATAAAGGATACTTTTTAAATGAACTAAAAAGAGCAATATTGAAAGGATAAACAATTATGACTAGAAAACATTTTAGAGAATTAGTTACTATCATTGTAGAAAACAATCTTAATGATAAAGCTATTGCAGATATTGTAAGCTTTTGTAAAAGACACAATAGAAATTTTTGTAAGACAACTTTCTATGATGCAATTCAAGACCAAATTGAATTAAAAGAAAGTGCCTAACAAATAGAGATAGCTACAAAGGAATAAATTTTCCCCTTATTTCCTCCTACAATTCCTTTGTAGTTATCTATATTTGATGCTTGGATAGATAAGCAACAATATATAGAACTAAGCTTAATTAACAAAATGAAAGGATTAAATTATGCTTAATAAAATTACTTACAATCCTAATGGATTCCAAAACGAAAACTCTTTTGATAATCAAAGAGTGTTCAAAGATAAAACCATTCAGATTGAGTTTAATGCTAATACTCAAACGAATGAGATTGAAGTTACAACTACTACAATCAGAAATTCCTTTAGAGGAATTGGTGGGAAGTTTGCTACACTCGAAGGTTATGGTAAATTACTTGCTCAGAAGTTTGGGCAAGGTATCAAAGTAAAAGGCTAACTTAAATAATAATTTAATTAGCTAAATAAATTATAAAGGGAAGCATTTATTTGCTTCCTTTTTTTTTATGAAAGGATAACAATGTACGAATTAATTAAAACAGATTTTATTAAATACAAATACCTAGTTTGGATTAATGCTAATAATACTTTAACTAAAAATTATTACACTACATACAAACTAGCTAAAGAATTTTATGACCAAGCAATAAATAAAATTGGTCAAGATAATGTAACAATGGAAAGGATAAAATGATTACAACTAAAAATATAATTGCAATCTACAAGTTAGCAAAACCAAGTGAAATTTTTGATGGATTATCTTGGTATGTAAATGCTAATAAAGATTGCCAAGAAATTGCAGATAAGTTTAAAATACCATTACATATTGTAGTTGGTGTACTATCTGCACTTTCTCCAAATAATAAGTATGAACGTAATGTTCAAAATGCTCATGACTTAGTTGAAGCATTTATTGATGGCAATGATATGGATAGTATTAAGGTTAGCACCTACCATACTATGAAACAAAAAGCTTGGTCGATACTACAACAGATGCCAAGCTATGATGAA